AAATTATCTTTATTGGTAGGCTCAAAGACAACCTCACAACATTGTAAAGGTCAAGCAGCCGATTTTACTATTCCTGGTATTGATAATAAGAAAGTATTTAAACATATCATAGAAAATTTACCTATGGATCAAGTCATCCTTGAATATTATAAAGAAGATGATATGAAGGATTTTAGTAATAAAGGTTGGATTCATTGTTCTTATATACCCAATGGTAGAGGACAAGCTCTAACTAAAGATGATACTGGTTATAAATTATGGCAATAGATAAATCTAAAATGAAATGCAACTCACCAAGAAGACAAGTTCAAGGTGGTAAAAAGTTTGTAGTCAAAGCCTGTAAAGGTGGTAAAGAAAAGATTATTAGATTTGGAGATGCTAATATGACTATTAAAAAAAATATTCCTGCAAGAAGAAAATCGTTTAGAGCAAGACATAGATGTGAATCTGCTAAAGATGTATTCTCAGCTAGATATTGGTCTTGCAAAAAATGGTAAAGAAATTTATAAAATTCTTAGTGAAAACTAGAATGTTGTATGCTGATCTTAGAGGTCATCATGGTAAAAGATGGAACTATGAACCTAGTAATTGGTATATGGGTAGAAACAAAAGGAGATAAATATGCCTAAACATAAGATGAAGAAAAAGAAAAAAGCACCTAAAGGTTATCACTATATGCCTAATGGAAAGCTAATGAAAAATAGTGCTATGAAAAAAAAGAAAGATAGCTACTAAAAAATAATTGTTATTAGGTGTAGTTGCTTGTCAACTGGGTATGATGGAGGGATAAATACTATAGGTATGTCTAAAAAAAAATCTTGGGTTAGATCAAAAAAAATTGTTGTTGATATAGGTAAGTGTAAGTATTGCAATCAAGAAATGACCAATGAAGATTCTTTTGTGCCCATTGGTAAAGTTATTTATGGTAAATATAAATATCAAAACGCACATTATGATTGTGTTAAAGAAAATGATATTAAATCTGTCTAATTATTTGTTTAATTAATTTATACCATTCATCAAAATATTTTTTATCTTTGGTTTTATTATATAAATTAGCTAATTTATCTAATTCATCTTGCCTATTGGACAGGCCTTCTAAACGATCATATTTTGGCTTGTATTTTTTTGGTATTTTAGATATTGTTAAGGTCATACCTTTCTTTTATTTAAGGCTAGGGTAGTCTTATTCTTAGACCCCCTAGCCACCCCATTGCTGTTGTTATGTTAATTTAGATACTATCTTTATAGTATCATTCGATTGATCAGTTAATTGATCAAAAGAATTAGGATTAGGATATAACTTCTCATTTCTAATTTGATTATTGATATTGATCTCTGGAAGTTTATCCAAATATTTTAAGTCACTTTCATAAGTTCTAACATTAAATCCTTCAAAGAAATATGTAACAGGCACTTTAAAAAATTCACTAAGTTGTAGGATATGAAAACCACTTAATCCATTAACACCTTTTTCATATTTTTGAACTTGTTGAAATGTAACATTAAGAACTTTTGCTACTCTCTCTTGGGTCTTCTTTCTTTCAACTCTTTTATTTCTTAATTTGATACCAGTATGAATATCAAACTTTATTTTTTCTTGGGTTTTTGGTTTTGATGACATAGATAGCCTTCCTTTCTGTTAACTTTTCTGTCATTTAAATTTAAAAATTAATTACAAATTTTCGTAAATAATTTTTGCGTCTTTATTCTGAGCTTGAACAATTCTTCTTACTAATTGTTTATACTCAAGATAATCCTGATATGTATGAACACACATTCTGCCATTAATAGATGCCATGATCTTATTGTGGCATTGTTGAAGCTTCCCATACAATCTAGGAATTTCATTTGTTAGACTCATCGTCCTCCTTCTTTTTAATTATAGAATGAATCAGATTTTTATGAGTAATTTCTTTAACTACTGCATTTTCTGAAGCATCCCTTTGATCTGCTGCCTTCTCAACAGAATCAAATTCCTCCTCAAGAGTTGCTGCAAATTCATAATAATAAATTTTTTTACAACTCATAGTAATTATTGACTTTCAATTTACTATTTTTTGGAAAGATAATCAAGCTATACTTTCTCATAAAAACATTATTTGATTTTACTAAACCTAACCTCTCAGCATCTTTTAAAAGAATACCTACTCTTTGTTTAGTAACTTTTAATTGTTCACCAATCTCAGTTAGCTTTGGATAACATTCATTTTTTTCAAAATAATCGGCCATAAAATCAATCATTTTTTTGATTTGTGGACTGAATAATACTTTTGATTTAGTCACTATTCTTCTCACTTTCTGATGAATTAATCATCATTTGTCTAAGCAAATTATTATACCCTGCAATATCTTTATGAGTATCTTCTTTAAATACAAATTGTTTAGTACCATCATCTATAGTTCTGGTTAATTTAAGAACAATCATTAGCTGTGGTACAATAGTAATGGGCACTTCAATTTTCTTTTTATTAATAACTTCTAACACACTTTGAATAAAATTAGCGATGATGTAAGCATTGTTATCAAAGTTCCCATATTCTTTTTGTTTGCCTTCCAACATTTGCTTAACCATTTTCTCTCCAATATCTATCCATTTTACATTGTCATCATTCATCACTTTCTCCTTTTAGTTTTTTTATCATTAAATCTTTTAACTGAATTTCTTCAGTCGCATAATCCAATTGTTTTTTTAAATCGTAATTTTCTTTTTTTAATCTTTCTATAATTAAATCAAGATCACAACTTCCCCTATCTTCTTTTTTTTTATCTCTAATAATCACAAGAATAACCCATGACTAATTTATTATCATAAAAATATCCAACATCTTCTTTATACTTGGCAATAATATCTAAAGCTTTTAAACAATCTATATTTTGCATGATGGGAACTTTTTGTATTTCATAAGTTTTAGCATCAATGACTAATATCAAATATAAATAAAAGACAATCTTCATAATTAAATGGGGTAGTGCAGTTAACTAACCATTGAGGGAGCAATAATAAAAAAGAGCACCACCCCACCTATTACAGATTAAGCCTGTTTAGGCTTTCTCTCTTGTAATTTATGAATTACTTTGCCATCATCTTTGGTATTAATCCATTCAGTAAGATTGATCATTTCACCTTTTCTCATATCTTTACTCAATTTGAATGAACCCCAAAATTTTTCTGGGTTTTCATTATCTCTATTTAGATAACCTTCGCCTTCTTTTAATTCAAAAGCCATTTTTAACTCCTTTGTTGTTTGGTTATTTGATTTCTTAATGCGTTGAACTTTTTAAATTCATCAGTCTTAGTGAACGCATCCCAACCTATAGACTGATTTATTCTTGATTTAAGATTTTCTATATCTTTTCTTAAACCTGAAGAATTTTTTTTATCACTATTGTTTTCAATTTTATCTAGTGCTGTAGCAATATAAACTTTATCAATTTTATCTTGTTGTTGATTTATTGGTTTAGTAATTGGTTTAGCAATAGGTTTATTGATTGGCATATTTTCAAAATTATTATCTACTTCATCTTCTGAATATACAAAGCCATGAATACCAATTAATTTTAATACAGCTCTATCAATTGCTCTTTTTTCGGCCATCGCATAAGGATAAGCATTAGTATTGTTTTTTGGTGTGGCCTCTCCATAAGTAATCACTCTATTATCTTTTAGTGAAGCAGTGCACTTAATAGCAACTACACCTTCTTTAGAATTTTTTTCTACTTCTTCTAAACTTTCAATGATCACACCTTTTATTTGTCCAGCAATTTCTATGTAGCGATGTTTCATACAAGTCGCATTATGTTTTTGCCACAAGCAATCATCAGGATTAAATTTTAATTCATTTAAAATATCTTTTACAATTGGATCAATCTTCATTTTTTACCTTTTCTTTTTTTGTTATTTTTTTTGGTTTAGAATTAACTTGTTCTAATTCTAATTTAAGTTTTAATATTTCTTCATCCCTATTTCTTAAATTACTTCTTAATGTTTTTATTTCTTCGTTATACATTCTATTTCTTGTTTGAAGTTTAGCTAACTCCATCATTATTTTGTCAGTCATTTTTTTTCTTTCTGCTTTGAGTTATGTAGTTATAAATAAAATATAAATCACCATCGTTAACAACTTTATGAAAGTTTGTTTTTAAATAATTCATAACTTTATTTAAAATATATGTATCGTTTCTAACTTGTTTTTTTTTTATATTTTCAATCATACTTTTCCTTATAGTTTTTCATAAAAGTCTTCTAGTTTTTGCATATCTTCCTCATTATAATTTTCTAACATGAAGTTATTTTTATAGCCTCTAATCTCAGACCAATCGACACCAATCATACAAGCTAATTTTTTTATATCCCCACCTGACATTCTTAACATTTCTTGCCTTTGAATATTAATTTGAATAAATTTTCTAAAATAATATTTGAGGCCTTGCTCAGATAATTCCCAACAATTATCAGGTGAAAATATAGTGTAATCACTTTCAGAAACATAAACTAAATATGGTTTATATTTATTGTCAAAGTGTTTTGAATAAACTGCTGTTTGAATACAGTGAGTAAATTGTGGATTGTTAATTTTTTGTGCTTTAGAATATACCCAATCGCCAATTCTATTATCTGTCTTTTTAGTTTTTGATGTTTCAGGACTATTTCTAGCATTACCAAACCTATTTTTGTGCTCAGTAATTATTTTTAAATTATGATTATAACAATCAATATAACCTTCATTGGCTATATTTAATTTTTGACCCATGTACTGATCATCATACCAATCAGAGAAAGGTTTTTCTTTTCCCCATCCTTCCATCCTATTGCCTGACAATTCCTTGATAGCTTCTAAATGATTATCAATATACTTATTAATAAATTTTAAAATAAAATTTGCTTTGGCTTGTTTCTTTTCATCTAATTCAAGATGATCAATTAAATTTTTAAAATGACTTTCAGCATCTTCTTTTTTAGCTGTGCCCAATAAAATATTTTGAAACCAATCATGGATAAAAGAACCTGCTTTAAAACTAATTGAATCTTTTTCTGGTTTAAAATTTAAATATGGAACTAATTGATATTTGAAATACCACATCCAATTACTAAGTGCTGTTTGTGATGGACTAGTTGTGGCCTTTTGCAAATCTCCACTTGTCCAAGCTGTATCTGTGAACCTTTCAATCATTTAAAATGTATTTACAAGTTATTTACAATTATGTCAATAGTTCTTGCAAAATAATTTTTTTAATATATTAAAATATAAATGGAAGAAAGTATTAAACTTACTTGGCCTGAAATTTTATCTGGTGCTTCTACTGGTGTGATAAGAGAGATAGAAACTTTAAGACAAAATATTCAATGGGGTCATGGTGCTAATTTTGATGTCTATCAGAAATGGGGTAAGACTATTTCAGGTTGTATCTGTGAAATGGCATTAGCAAAAAAGATGGATAGCTATTTTAATCATTCGGTTAATAACTTTTGGGGTAAAGATATTATTATAGATGGAAAACCAGTTCAAGTTCGATCTCAATTAATGAGCAAAAGAGAAAACTATTTAATTATAAGAAAACCATTTAAACCTGAAGACTATTATTTTTTAGTCGGTGATGATACCCCAACATTTTATTTTTTAGGCTACATACAGGCAAAAGATTGTCAAAAATATGGCAATTGGACTAACTTCAATAATAATAATAGGCCTTATGTTTGGTCTATCCCATCTAATAAATTAAAACCCATATCTGAATTTAAAAATGAAACATAAACCTACTTTAGAACCATTCTTAAAAGTACCTCATTCATTAATTGATAATGAAGTTCTAACCTCTATTGAAAAATGCCTGTTAATGCTTCTAATAAGGCTTAAAACAGCTAAAAGAGGGTGTGTGCCTTCCTATGCTTATCTAAAAAAGAAACTTAAAATTAAGGACGATAGGACGATTACAAGGGCATTGGATAGACTTCAATTATTCGGATATATTACTTGGAAAAATAGAGGACAAAATAAAACTAATCAATATTATTTTAGGGAAGATGAGGAATTTCAATCTGTATTGCAAGACAACCTTAGATTGCGTAGATTAATGTCCCAAAAGCAAAAGAATATATACAATCAGAGATTGAGGAATAACTTTGTGAATAAAAAGGGGATAAAGGTAATTAATAATTAACATCTTATTAACAGGGGGTCTATCAGGGGTGCAAGGGAAGGTACATTTAATGCTAATGGATAGGTACATTAAATGTGGGTTAATAAAGATATATTATATAGATATAACTAGTTAACTAGTTAATAAATTGTATGAATAAGAAATATGTACCAATAGATGTTATTAAGTATGAGTTAGGCAAAATTAGAAAGTCTTCTAATTTTAACTATAAATTAGCAATAGAAAGAAATCGCAAAAATCAAGTTAAACACCCCCCCTTGATTGACCTACTTAATTATCTTAAAGATAGGAATATCTCTGACGCAAAAATAGATGAAATTGTCAGGGAATATTGGGTAGCTGTGGAAAAAAATAATAAGTTTGAAAAAGAAATTGCTAATAAATTAAAGATCAAGTATTCTAAGTAAGTTAACAAAAATATCTGGATATTACAGGATCAGGGGGTTCTTCAACCTTTCTTTCTAACCCCCTATCCTCCTCTT